CGGCATTGAACGTGCGCGTCTTGTCATACATGACACTAACTCGCTTACGGTCAGGCTTAGCGTTGAACATGTCGGTCCAGTCAAATTGCTCGGTGCCCTCGAATAGCAGGCCCTTGAGAGCGTTGATAGCGTTTGTTGAGGCGTAGGCGTTGGTTAGGTTTCGCACTAGACCTTGGGTGACAGTAGCGCGCCACCAGGTGAACTGATTACCGACGTTGGCTGTCAGGAACGTCCCTTTCATGGTGAAGCAGATCCTTCTCCACATCCATGGCGCTCCCGTGTTGGTCGAGACAGTCATGGTCTCTTTTAAACCTCGCATATAGCAAGTGGTTGATGTTCTTGTCGCCGCATCGATTGGATAACCAAGTTGCTGGTTGAACAGTGCCGGTCTTGCGGTTGCTATCCATGGCATCACATAGATATTGTCCGCGTTCAGAACGGCTGGGGATGTTGTAAAGGTGGTGCTCCCGCTTGGGCTGCTCGCACTTATGTTGGTTGACGTCAACATCGTGTCGCATTTCTTCTTCGACGTCAGATTCAGAATCGTCTTCCGTGTCCGAGGCTTCCTCGTGTATGAACGCCTCTTCGCGGCGTAGCTGCGGCGGGGCCTTCGGCTGTAAGGTTTTCGTGTTCGCTTGCGTGCGGGGTAGCGTCTTCTTAGCGCCATTTTGGGAGGGGTTGGGCTTGGGTTGAGGCATTTTTGGGGTCAGAATTTGAGGGGGGTTGGGGGTACTTATAGATGCTTGTGTGCGCATTTTTTTTGGGGGCTACAGTGTTAGTTTCGCCCCCAAAATTTGACCATGGTGCGCAAGTTCAAGCTTGATCAAGTCGACTATGTCTTACTCACCTACTCCGATTGTCCAAACGATTTCGATCCTCAACTCATTATCGACGCAGTTGTCGGAACTGGAGCTGTGTACCGACTTGGTCGAGAGTTGCACCAGAATGGCAAACCTCATTTCCACTGTTTTGTACAGTGGCCTGAACCATTTTCTCACCCGGACGCCGGAAGCCTCTTCTTTGTGGGAGGCCGTCGTGCGAACATCAAGAGATTTTCGGCAAACCCTGGACGACGCTGGGATTACGTCGGCAAATACGCAGGGCACAAGGAGGGGCACTATATCATTGGTGATCAGTGCGACAGGCCGGGCGGAGATAAGGACGACTCGGAGCGGACTCAGGCTGACATCTGGAGCGAGATCATCAACGCGACGACTGAAGAAGAGTTTTTTGAGAAGCTTGCGGCTCTTGCTCCTAAGCAGCTCGGATGCAATTTTGGGAGCTTGAAGCTGTATGCTGATTGGAGGTATCGGCCTCAGGTGGCGCCATATGACTCACCGGCTGGTGGATTCATGCTGCCTGAAAGCTTGGCTGAGTGGGAGAGGAGGAATTTGATTGGTAGTGTTTCTGGTAGGTGAGTCGGCATCCCTCCCTCGCAAGCTCGGGGGGAACCCAAGCCTCCAACGACACATAAAGGGTAAAACCCGCTCGCCGCGTGGCAACGGTCAATTGGCTGTTGCGGCTCAATACCGTACCACCCCTGCCTTCGGCGGGGACCCCGGTACTCCTTCGCCTTGTTTGGGGAATGTATGCTAATCTTCCATAGACCCAGGGGATTGGTGCTCTTTGGAGCCACACGACTTGGAAAGACTGTGTGGGCCAGAAGTCTCGGCCCGCACTCATACTTCGGAGGTCTGTTCAACATGGAAATGTTTTCAGAAGACTGCAAGTACGCCGTCTTCGACGACATCTCAGGAGGATTTGGATTCTTTCCTTCTTACAAGTTGTGGCTGGGAGGGCAATTTGAGTTCAGTGTGACGGATAAGTACAAGCACAAGCGGAACGTCAAGTGGGGCAAGCCAACGATATGGCTGTGCAACACAGACCCACGTCTTGACTGGTACAAGCCCGGCACTTCACCGGACTTTGAGTGGATGGAGGCTAATTGTGATTTTGTGGAGATTACGGACCCTATCTTTCATGCCAATACAGTTTAGACTCGATCCCAAGAGATAACAAATCAGTAGCAGTGCCAACGCCGCGGAAGAAATCGACTACGTAATAGTCTCCCATTCCTTGCCTAGAAGTGACAGAGTATGGGTTGGTGACAGTGTCTTGTGCATCCTCATCATCATCGTACTCGAGGTTCTTGTTCATAGGATGCCACATTTTGACATTTCGGATTATGCCGTTAGCGTTGCCGGCATTGAACGTGCGCGTCTTGTCATACATGACACTAACTCGCTTACGGTCAGGCTTAGCGTTGAACATGTCGGTCCAGTCAAATTGCTCGGTGCCCTCGAATAGCAGGCCCTTGAGAGC